GGTTTCCTCAATATTCTTGGCTCAGAAGGCATTGAGTAGATTACATCATTAATACCAAGTTTAAAATCATAAACAGGTATCTTAACTCCAGAGTTGATAAAAACATCTTTAGCCCATTCAGATGTTGTCCATAACTCATCAGCAGTATTAATTACATCAATCCATTTAAATGGTATTTTATTTGTTTCCCAATATGTAAAACAAACATTGTAGCCAGATTTTTTATTAAAAATTATTGGCAAAGCATTATGAATATATACATCAGCAAGCTTTGTAGATTTTTCGTACAAAAAACCTATGCCGGCATTATGTAATTTGCTAATTTCTTCTATTTTTTCCCTGCTTGGATCGCCAATATTTTCTTCTATCAAGTCAAAATCATTTTTCAAATATGATTTTAGATATGAAGCAGAATCACTGTACCCTTCAGACTTGTTCAATACTACTGCTGTAGTCCATTGCACTTTCATCTATTTTAAACCCAATCTCTCCGCCTGCCGCAGCCGCTTCTTCTTTCAATCTTGGCAAAGGTAAGCCGTGAATTTTTGTATATTCAACTCTATAATTATACCATCCTTGAACAGCTCGCCACATTCTGTCATCAGTAGTTCGTGCAAGCTCTTCAAGCTCTTCAGTTGATATTAAAAAACTAAGAACGCCCAATGGCATATATACAACCACGTCATAGTTTGAATTTTTTCCCTCTGCATATTTTTTTAAAAGCAATTGAAATTGTCTAATTGTATTCTCTACAGGCTCGCCGGCAAAAAAATCAATATTACCATATGCATTTCTAATCCGAGGGCAGTAATCATCAACTCCTACAATCGTACCAAAACTTCTACAAACCATCGGGCGATGATCATAAATTGTGCATCCATTTTTATAGAATGCGCACCACTTTTCAGTTTCACCGCCAAATTCCCAACTAGTGTCATTCATTGCTTCTTTTAACTTTGATATAACTTCATTAAAAGATTGTTTGGCAAATTCTTCACCTTTATTTTCTAGATCTAAATAATATTTTCTATTTATATTATATGCAATATTTGCACATTCAGCCATATGAATAGTAATACCAATCTTACAACATTTACCTGTGCCGAGGCACTTAAACTTACTAGTATTTTGACGAGCCTCAAGCACCCGAACATGATTATAAAGCATATCGATTTCGCCAAAAATTGCAATATCACTAAGTGCTACTTTTCTTTGCATTATCTACCGTAACCTTTCTTTCTCATTTGTATTTCTTTTCTTTTTTGTCGCTTTCGTTTTTCAACTTCTTTTTGCATTGGCGATTGCGGTCTTCGCTTTACTGTTGAAGCAAGATTTCTGCCTTTTCCTCTAAATCTTAACAATTGATATTTTTCACACCAGTTATACAAACCTTGTGGGGTGATTTCTATATTATAAGTTTGTTTTAATAGTTTAACTATGTCTGTAAGGTTCATCCTCTTGCGAACATAATGTTCGTAAAGCCAGCTTTTATCTTTGTACGGTTCTAGTGCCATTTGCGCTCAACATTAAATAATACCACAAACCAATACCGACTGCATCAATGATGTCATCGTCATCAAGATCTTCTTCGGTCATTTCAAAATGCCCGGTAATAATATCACGCACACGGTCTTTTCTTTCTTTCTTCTTGCTAGCCTCTGTAAGTAGATATTCTTTATCTTGTTTAGAAAGATTTTTATACCCTATTCCACGCTTCCATATCATCGGATTTATATCAATAACTTTAGAACAATAGTTCTGTGCAATACCCCACGAATAGCCAATGATGTAAGAAATGATTCTACTTGTTTGAAAATTTTGAATATATACAGATTGCTCTATAACACATTCATTTGGTTTATACTCATTGCATATCTCAGCCAATCCATCATTTATTGCCTGAAATTTAATATGCATTTCTGAGGACTTGGGGAATTTAATCTTTCCACACTTTATCAAACGAGGTTGCTTAACCCCCATCTCAATTACAGCCCAACCTAAAGAATGTGATGATGGATCTATAGATAAAACTTTAGTAAAATTATTTTTAGCAATAGACTTTATACTCACATTTTTTCTTTTCGAAGCTTTTCTTCGTCCCATCCCCAGCTTACGAGTCTTTGAATGAATCTTTCGTCTTTGCATCTTTCGCATATGTTTTCCTTATTGTAACGAGATAAAATTGTATTACACTCCGGTGTTTCACAGACTCTTTTTTTACCTTTGTTACGTTTTTTTTCGTAATAATTTTCTAATAATTTTTTGTTAGTAACTATCCTTCTGCATTCTGCAGAACAATATATACTGTTGTAAACTTTTGCTTCAAACTTCTTTTTGCATTTTTCGTTTTTGCAAATTCTAAAAACACCACTACCCACTGTCTCCCCAGCATAAAGCAGCCAAATCACAAGAAGAACAATTTTTTGATGTTCGCTTGTATGGTCTGTCAGGAATACTTTGTGTTACAAAGTTTCCATAATATTCTCTGTACTTTTTGAATAATTTATTTATGAAGTCTTGATCTTTTTGAATATATATTGGTAATATCTCTTGATTATTTTTGTTTTCATAAATTACGAAACCAGAATCAAGATTTAAACATTGCATGTATATTTGAGCTTGACGATAGTGTTCATCTTTTGGTTTTTTATAAATCTGTCTATAATGGAAACCCTCAGAGCTAATTGATTTTAACTCTATCAGCTTATCTCCATACCAATTAATAATACCATCTGCCGTGCCCTCAATTGGCGGATCAGAATAAGTAACTGATATTTCTTCATCTACAAGAATACCCATATCTCTAAAATATCCGTATAATCTGTCATGTACAGCATGACCATTATCAAATATTCTATGCGTTTGTGGACTAAAATCTGAAGTTACATCTACACCATCAAATAAATAATACCAATATCTAGAGCATTGATTGGTATAGCTTGGATGAAACCCACTAACTTTTTTAAATATTGTCTCGTTTTTCTTTAAAAGCTGGTCATCTATTGCTTTACACAAAGTGTTTTCTAAATCCGTTGGAGATTTAGATTCAACAACAACCACATCCTTTGGCTTTCTTAACTGTTTTAATGATTTCATTGGTTATAACCGCCCTTTCCGGCAATTTTTAATGCATTTATATTTTCTGTTAGAGCTTCGTACATAGTTTTCCAAATATCATTTACAAACTTATCTTGGTCTGTCATAACCGCAGACTTTCTTTTGAATGCCTGTGATTTTACAATCATTAGTGTTCTATACGCAGCAAGTATATTAGCATACTTAATCGCTTGAGTTCCTAAATAGTGATCTGGATTGTCAATAATGTCTTGGACAACCCTGATGCATTCAATAAATTCATCAGCTTTATCACCCATTTGCTCAGCAATAATTTCTTTATTAATAATAATGTCTGGCATTATTCGTACTCGCTTCCTTTAACTAATTCTTTAAAAACTTCCCAATCAATTATTGCAACTTTTGTTTCAGAATCTTTGCCCATTACTACAGATACGCACGGATATCTATAATTGCTATTCCAAGCATCTTTTGTAATCTTTTTCCAAAATTTATGTGTAAGGGTAAATGTTTTTTCATTATGCTTATAGTCAACCACAAATTTATTCATAACAGCATCGCCCTTCTTAATTCCCCTACCGGAATTTTTAACAGCCTTTGCCTTGTCTTTTTTTATTTCTTCTTTCTCAGTTCTTTTCATCCTAGAATCGCTTTACCAATTTCCGCACGCTGCTTGTCTGTGAATTCAATGGCGGTAAGACCGTTCCACTTCTGATCTTCATAAGAATACCACGCGCCTTTGCGCTGAATGATTTCCATTGCAACAGCGATATCGATTAGTTCTCTATCAACATCTATCTTACCTTCTTGTGGAAGAACATAATAATAACCCGTAGTGCCGATGCTTGGTAACTGCTTTGTCTTTTCAATTGTCCATGTAGCACGTTGACTAGTAATAAGGTTTGTGTCATCTCTTTCCATTTCACTCTTTGACATTGACAGAAACAGTTTAACAATATTATGCATATTGTGATGCACTGTATTACCCATCTTTGCTTTTGTTACAGCAAACATACCGCTAAGATCGACTGTCTGGTGAGCAACAAAGAGCATAACATTTCTTTCTTTATGCAAATAGTTTACTAACTTCTGTAAGAGGAATCCTTGCGATCTTGATTGCAAGCCCATTGCCTTGCCGCCCTCCGGCTTATCATAGAACTCTTCTTTAATAATGTTAGAAAGACTGTCAAATAAAAAGATGTGCTTTTCGTTTGGATGTGTCAGATATTCATAAATATTTTTTAATATCTCTTCTACAATTGTTGACTGCACTACCACAATATCTTTAATATCGATACCGCACTTAGCTGCATATTCATCATTATAAGACGATTCTGAATCAATAATTATTGGTCGATATCCCAGTTTCTGTGCTTCAGCAAGAATTCTAAAGCACATTGTTGTTTTACCAACAGAAGGTGTGCCCCAGAATAAATGCGTTGCACCAGTATTCAACCCACCACCAAGTGCTCTATTCAATCCAATGCTTGGTGTCGGTATCACTTCGTGTACCGGCATTAAATCGCCTTTTCTTTTATCTACTAATAACATTATTTTACACTCCCTCTGAATATCCAACGGTTTACTGTTCTTAACTGAGTATCAGTAATATTATGATACCCTAGATCCTGCATCATCCCCCTAACTGCCGGCGGATTAAATCCCCAGTAATTTGTAGCATCTTTATTCAATTCATCCCCGACATAATATCTTGCCGCAGGGTGTTTAAAATCTAACATATCAACATGAGTTTCTATGTAAACTGTACCACTACATAAAGATTTTGCTATCTCAAGATATTGCATTGGATTTTTTGCATGATATATAACACCAAGCATTAATACAACATCAAATTTTCCTATATTTATAGATTGAAGATCTTCAACGCTTGCAACAAGTTTTTCAACCTTAGAACTAAGTTGTTTGCGAGCAAGCTCAAAACCTGCATCACCAGTGCCATAAACACCCCCACCCATCTCCCATTTCTCTTCCCAAACAAATTTATCTGACGCTACGATTCTTTGCGCATTTCTTTTCTCACAGGCAAATGAATAAAATCCATCCCAGGCTCCAATGTCAAAAACAGTCATACCTGTCATATCTTTCGGCAAGCCTAGGTTGTCAAAAGTATCCTGTGATTCCTTGTTTAGTCCCGGTGTAACAGTGCCATTGATATCAATACAATGCCACCAGTTAATACTGTTTATTTTTTCCAAAAGACTATCAGACATATTCCTCCTGTTTGATGTTTTTTCTTTTAATATAATCTTCTATGGTAATCAGTTTATCAGCAGAATCGAGCTTGAAAGAGTCAAGTCGATTAAGTGTTTCCTTATCTTCGACTCTTGATAGTCGTGCTACATACCACTCACCTTCCTTTAACAAACTTTTTACTTTTTTATACACTGCTGCAAAGATAACAACTTTGAAGAATTGTTTGCCATCCCAACAATATACGCTTGCCATTTCTTTTCCTGATGATGTTATGAAGTTTCTAATGTTAAACACATACATCATTGTTTTTGGATCGTTGATAAACCCAATATCATGTTTATACACCCAGGCATATTTGTGATCTAGCCCTTGTTTCTTCATCATCATTACATTAAACAATTTAGAATCTTGTGCTTGATACACGTCACAATATGCGTGCAATGTTCTGTCGCCAATTAGAGCATAAACATAATCCCTCTGTGCCAATTCTGTATTTCTTTCACCAAAAACAGTGCAGGAGCCGGAATGGTCTTCAAATTCAACACGCAAATAATTCTGAGCTTTCTTTGTAGACCTCACTACAGCTTTAATCAAGGTAAGGCTTGACATTGTTTCATGAAAATCCGCAGCATTTTCAACAAATTCATCAATCTCTGTCTTAAATTCACTTGACTTGATTGGAAATCCAAGCACAGGTAGGTAATATCTTTGATGATCAAACTGCGATACGTGACCCATTGAATCAAATGCGCCAACTTTATCAAAATTCTCTCGCAACGGAGCCTTCACCGCAGATTTAGAACACTTATTATTAAACTCTTCAAAGGAATTAAAAGGTCTTTTGTCAAAAATCTCTTTAATTGCGCTCACACCACAGCCAGTTACATTAGTAAGACCGAACCTAATGCCTTCATCTTCACCCGGCAGTGACATTGAGAAGAATTCTTGTGACTTATTGATGTCTGGAGGATAAATTTTAAGTCCCAAGCGTTGCGCTTCCATCAAGTATGCAGTAATTTTGTCAGTTGCTGACTCATTGTACAAAAGAGCCCATACAAATTCGAGCGGATAATTGACTTTTAACCACATTGTCTGATACGACATCAAAGAATAGGCAACAGCATGGGATTTATTAAACATATACAACGCCGACATCTCAAACTCAGACCATATTTTGTCCGATTTTGATTTGGTTAAGTAAGGATTGCTAATAAACTTCTCTTTGAATTTATCAAACTCGGCTACATCACGTTTTTTACCAATAATTTTGCGCCCCGAGTCTGCTTCTGACCAAGAAAATCCCGCCAACAGCACCGCCATTTGCATGAGTTGCTCTTGGAAGATAACTGTGCCATATGTTTCTTCTAAAATTGACTTCACAACCTCATGTGGATACTTCGGATCAGCATCACCCTTCTTACAGTCAATATATTTCTGCCCTTGCGACAACAAAGCGCCGGGTCTAACAAGGGCGTTTGACACCACAAGGTCGTTAAAG